CCGTTCATTTTTCCGAAACTCATGGTCACACCTTCCATTCCCGGTCAAGCCGAAGCAGAAGATTGACTGTGTTCCAGACCTGCTGACCAGCTTGCACATTATCTGCAAAGAAGCCACCCGTGCTGCCGTCCCTGGATTCATAAAAGTGGGACGTCAGCATAATCACTGCCTGTTCGGTAGTAGGCGGCATAGGGTTGGAATGATAGAAACCAGCCGGAATGTGCTGATAGCTTTCCGCGTAGGAGATGGCGGCGGTGATATAGCTCTCCAACAGGCCATCGTCCTCAGAATGCTCCAGGATCAGATTTTGTTTGACCTTCTTCAGAAGTTCACTCATCGCCGCCACCTCCAATGATTAAGCAGTAGCCATCTGCATGACCTTAATGGCCTCGGGCAGGATCAGCTTGGCGTCCACACGCTTGGTAGCCAGGAAGCCAACCTGGCCAGTGGTGGCGTACAGCTCGTTCAGGCGACGGAAGGAGATGCCCTCACGGTCACCGATCCAGTAATACTTCAGATCACCGAAGGCCATGACCTTCTGACCGGCACCGATGCTGGGAACAGCAACGGAAGTATATACGGGACGGCCCAGCAGAGTGTCGGGAGCGCCTTCTTTCAGAGCGGGCTGCCACAGATACTGGCCGTTCTTGTCCTTCAGCAGACGGATGGCATTGATGGTGGAGTCGTTCAGCAGCCAGACGGCCTTCTTGCGGTAAGGAGAGCGCAGGCTGTAGTAGAGGTTGATAACCTCGTCGGCGGTGATCTCGGTAGCGGAAGCAGTGGTCAGACCCAGCTCGGCACCATCGTCATCGCTGAACAGACCAGTGGGCTTGCCGTTGCCGTCGCCGGTGATGAAGGCCAGCTCCTCGGCATTGGAGATACGGCGGGCGAACTCACGACGGAAGTAGTCCTCCAAATCGAAGGCGGAGTCGTTGAGCAGCTCTTCAGAAACCTTGATCAGAGCGGTCAGCTTGTGAGCGCCGATGTGCTTCTGGCCGAAGGTCTCGGTGGTCTCGGGGATCTCACCAGTCTCCTCGACCCAGTTGGCGGTGCCGTGGGATGCGACCACGGGAATCTTGTGGCTGCCGGAAGCGGTGGTGAACACATGGGCCAGACGGCGGATCACCATCTCATCGTGCAGTGCTTCCACCAGGTGCTTTTCATAGGTGTCGGGAACCAGGTAGCCGCCCTCGGAGTCAACACCGACGCTCAGAGCGTTACGGACTTCGACGCTGGTCTTGTTACGCATCTGCTTCCAGAAGGAAGTCTTGTATGCGTCAGCAGCACGGCCGGGCTTGGTGTCGATCTGGGCAGTGGTGGTGGGCTTTGCGGTGATGGGAGTGCTGGTAGGAGCGTTCATCTGGCGGTCGATGGCCTCCTGGCGCTCCATACGGTCGATCTCGGCACTGTAGTCCTTGACCTTCTGCTCCATCTGAGCATAGGTCTGGGCATCAGCCTCGGAAAGCAGACCGTCCTTATCGCGGCGGGTGTCAACAAAGGCCTTTGCGGCCTCCCATGCCTTGTTGCGCTTGTCACGCAGTTCAGTAATAGTCATAGAAATTACCTCCAGTTTTTGATCAGATTGAGCCGATCCATAAGGTCGTCGGCTCTGTGTTTGTGGGTGGTGGGTTCGGTAGGTTCAGCGGGTTTGGGGTCAATGGCACACTTACGGGCGATCTTGTCCATAAGGGAATTGACCACATTGGCCTTGGAATACAGCATGGAAACCACAGGCGTTTCCACATCCTCTGTCTCGCCGGGACGCTTCAGAATGTCATCAGCGAAACCCAGCTCCACAGCCTTGGTGGCATCCATCCAAGTCTCGGCATCCATGAGGTGACTGAGCTTGGCGCGGGACATACCAGTCTTGATTTCGTAGGCGTTGATGATGGAATCCTTCACGCTGCCGAGCATCTCGATGGCTTTCTGCATTTGGGTGGAATCACCGTAGGCGATGGTCATGGGGTTGTGGATCATGAGCATAGACACCGGGGACATCAGCACCTTGGCGCCAGCGATTGCGATCACGGATGCTGCGGAGGCGGCAATGCCGTCGATTTTAACGGTGACATTGCCTTTGTAATCCATCAGCATATTGTAGATTTGAGCCGCAGCGACGCAGTCACCACCGGGGCTGTTGATCCACACGGTGATGTCGCCGGAGCCGGCCATCAGCTCATCCTTGAACAGCTGGGGCGTGACATCATCGTCAAACCAGCTCTCTTCGGCGATGGTGCCGTTGAGAAACAGTGTCCTCTCCGCCGGAGCTGTCTCCGTCTGTGCCTGGTTCTTCCACTTCCAGAACTTCTTCATCGGTTTTTATCTCCTTTCCGTCAGTAGTTGGGGGCGTATTCGCAAAAGCTCCGGCATCGCAAAGAGGGAGCATATTGCCATTGATGAGGTACAGATCGCCGCCTTCTTCCGAAGGAATGCGGTCGAGGTTCTCCAGTTCCCGGATGTCGTTGGCAGACATCCAGCCGTTCTGGCGACCGATGGCGTATCCGTTCATGCGACTCTGATAGTCGCCGCGGAGCAGACCTTCCAGATTGAACTTCACGAAGTAGCTCTCTTTTTCTCCGGGGGTAAGCAAGACCCGCTGGATGGATTGCTCCCAGCGGATCACCCAGGGGTCAAGGGTGTACTTCACAAACTCAAGGGACTGCTGCTCGATATTAGAAAAGCTCGACTTTTCCAAGTCGCCGACCATGTGTGGGGGTACTCGGAAAATTCGAGCAATTTCATTGATTTGGAACTTGCGTGTCTCAAGGAATTGTGCCTGTTCTGGGGAAATGGATATGGGGGTATATTTCATGCCCTCTTCCAGAACGGCGATCTTGTTGGCATTACTGCTGCCGCCAAAGGCAGACTGCCAACTTTCCCGGACACGCTGGGGATCTTTGATGGTGCTGGGATGTTCCAGTACACCACCCGGTGTGGCACCGTTGGCAAAGAACTTCGCTCCGTATTCCTCGCAGGCAATTGCCATGCCGATGGCGTTCTTGGCCATGGCAATGGGGCTGTAACCCACCAGACCGTCAAATCCCAGACCCGGGATATGCAGGACATCCGAGGGCGAGAGATACACGGTGGTACCTTCCATGGTGGGGGCATCGTCGGATGTAGTGGTGTACTTGTAATAGAGCTGACCCTTGCCGTCACGATCCACCACCATGCGATTTGGCATCAGCGGATAAAGAGCGATGACCTCACCCTTGCCGTTGCGGATGACCTGGGCATAGGCATTGCCCCAAAGGAGCAGATGGGTCATGAGGGTTTCCCGGAACACAAAAGAGGACATCTCCGGGTTCGGCTCATCGTGGAGCAGACGGTACAGCGGATGATCCACAGCTTTCTCTTTACCACCAGCATCGTTATAGCGGTACAGATGGAGCGGCAGACCGGCGACGGCTTCGGCCAGAATACGGACGCAGGAATACACCGCCGTCATTTGCATAGCAGAGCGTTCCGTGACCACCTTGCCAGAGGTGGAGTTGCCCATGAAGAAGCTGTAGCTGCTGCCAGCGGTTCGGTTTTGGGGCTTGTCCCTGGAACGGAACAGGCCAGATAAGAAGCCCATTATTCCTCACACTCCTTCAATCGTTCTTTCAGGGCAGTAAAAAACGCCTTGCCCTTGATGGGAAGTCCTTGTGCAAGGCGTTCCTCTTCAAATGCAAAGCGTGTATCCAGTTGCTGGACAGAGTAGTTTTTCAGGAAAGTGCGCCAAGTCTGCTGATCCCATTCCTTGAGCTGGTTCCACAGCTCTGGGAAATGGGCACGCAGGCGGCGCAGTTCATCGTAGGACTGGAGCGGACAGCACCAGCAGGAAACCCGGGTGAAAATATCGTACAGACCGCCCCAATCGAAGCCACGCTCTCGGCAGTAATCTAGGCAATCGGCCTCAGTCATACCCCAGGTGATCAGCGGATAGCACTTTCCCCGGATGCGGTTCGGCTCGTCAGCGGCGATGCCGATGTACTGGATGACCTCGTGGGTCTTTGCCAGATCCGCAAGGTGGCGGTCGATGACCCGTGTTTTCAGCAGAGCGGTACACCAGCGTTTCCGAGGCCCCGGCCAGCTCAGACCGATCTTGCCGATCAGCTCCGGGTTCTTTCGCTTGGGGGAATGTTCCAGCATATAATACTCGAAGGTTTTCTGTGCTTTGAGCCTGGTGATGGGCATCCCAATATAGGTCTCCAGCTTGTCGATATGGTCGTACATTTCCGGGAACTCCAACCCAGTATCACAGAACAGAATATGGTCAATGGGCCAGCCTTCCTCAACCATGCGGAGCAGCATGGCGGTGGAGTCTTTTCCACCAGAAAGGGAGACCACGTGTAGAATCGGTTGTTCCATAGGCGTTACCTCA